ACTTCGAATATCTTACTACGCAGTGGGAAGAAAAATACAGCAAAATTGCACCAGAGATGCTGAAATACGAAATTATGGGTCTTGGTGAAACACTACGAGAAGAACTCGGCCTGGAGATTTCTTCTTTAGATGATGACGGCAGCAAGTTTTTCAAAACGGTGTATCAGAATACACCTCGAATTATTAGGAGAAAGTAATGGTAAGTAAAATAGATTTCTATCCTAGCGTCAAAGCCGCGTTGGATCAAATAGGTCCAGGAATGTGTCTTGCTAAGTGGAATCAAGTAACCATTCATTTGGCAACAGGGCATACACATAGTTGCCATCATCCTAATACACATAAGATTCCTCTGCAAGAGATTGCCGCCGATCCTAGTGCATTACACAACACTATCTTTAAAAAACAACAGCGTCAACGTATGCTTGACGGTGAACGTCCAGAAGAATGTGGATACTGCTGGAATGTAGAGGATAATGTTAAGGAAGGTAACATCTTTAGCGATAGAGTTTCTAAAAGTGCCGAGAAGTGGAGTCAAAATTTTGACGAGATTATAGAAAATGGTGCAGGCAACTTTAATCCTACGTACCTTGAAGTTAGTTTTAGCAATGTATGTAACTTTAAATGTAGTTACTGTTCGCCTGAAGTTAGCAGCAAGTGGATGGAAGAGATTGAAAAGCACGGTCCGTATCCTACTAGCACCAAATTTAATAACATTGAGTGGTTGAAGAGCATTGACAAAATGCCAATTCCTCATAAGGACTACAACCCTTACGTTAATGCTTTCTGGCATTGGTGGCCTGAACTATACAAGTCGTTGAAGGTATTCCGCATCACAGGCGGAGAACCGTTATTGGCTAAAGATACATTCAAAGTCCTTGACTATGTAATTGCAAATCCGCGCCCAGAACTTGAATTAATGATTAACAGTAACCTTTGTATACCGGATGACTTGTTTAACAAGTTTATCGAAAAGGTTAAAATCATTCAAGAAGGCAAGATGGTTAAGAGTTTTACTTTGTTTACTAGTTGTGAAGCACACGGCAAACGTGCCGAATATATTAGACACGGTATGGATTACGATAAGTGGTTAGCTAACTGCTATACCTATCTGGAAAAAGTTCCTAATAGCAGTTTAGGTATCATGAGTACGTATAATATTCTTTCAGTAACGTCTTACATGGACTTTATGAAGGATATTCTCAAACTTAACAACACATTTAATCACTATCAGAACCGTGTGCATCCGCTAATCTTTGATATTCCGTACTTGCGCTATCCAGAGCATATGAGTATGACTATTTTGTCTCCAGATTACTTGAAGCAAGTAGAGGATCAGGTTACATTCATGTACCAAAATCGTCAAACAGCCAACTGGCAACCGCTTGCAGGCAGTGGTTTTTATGACTGGGAAGTAGAGAAACTGCAACGTGTATATCACCTTTTGGAAAGTACATTCAAAGTTGAGGAGCACCTACAGCAGAGTACTGTAAATAAGCGTAAGGACTTTGTGCGATTTGTTGACGAACATGATAAACGCAGAGGCACAAACTTTTTGGAAACATTTCCAGAAATGGCTGAGTTCTATCACATGTGTAAAGCGTTATTATGAAATATATCAGTCACAGAGGCAATTTAACAAAAGTTGATCCTGAAAGAGAGAACAGCATAGCATACATTCAAGAAGCACTAGCCGCAGGGTTTGATTGTGAAATTGATGTATGGTATATTGATGGCGAGTTGATGTTAGGACATGATGCTCCTACATACGCTACTACTGTAGAATTTTTACAAGACGCTAGGTTATGGTGCCATGCAAAAAATGCAGAAGCATTGGAGTTTATGTTAGCAAACAATATACATTGTTTCTGGCATGAGAATGATCAACGTGTACTAACCAGTCGAGGTTATGTATGGACGTATCCGCACAAGCAATTAATTAATAATGCAGTTGTTGTAATATTAGATAAGGAAATCAATAATGACTATGTCTCACGAGCAGTTGCAGTATGTGGCGACTATGTTCAATCCTGGAGTCAATAAAGTTGCTATCTGCTTTAGCGGCCAATTAAGAACTTGGCGCCAGTGCAAAGATACATGGATCCATATATTAGAACATGCAGGGTCTCGCGATAACATTGATGTATTTTGTCATATATGGGACTTTAATTCTATTCCTAACAGTGTCGCCGGAATAGATAAACCACCAGTGCCAGTTCCATCGGAAGAGATCCAAGAGATTATCAGTTTATTGCAACCTAAAAAGTATCTAGTAGAATCTTGTAAAGAATTTAAACCGTTTAGTCCGTCGCAGGCAATCACACATGGTCCGTTTATTAGTCAGTTTTATGGTATAATGCGAGCTGCTAATTTAAAACGTCAATATGAAATTGAAAACAATCTACAATATAAGGCAGTGGTACGAGCACGATATGATGGATACTATACTCATAACATGAGTGAATTCTATAGAAATATTTCTAAAATGACAATGCACGGTTTTCATATGGGATGGACACCTACTGAATTCAAAGGACGCATGGGTGATATATTCTGGATCGCAGACAGCGACACGTATGACTTAATTGCTGATTACTATATCAATTTAGGATACATTGATAAGAAATGGTTTACTAGCCCAGGACAAACTAGTTTTACTCCGGAATTTGTTTTCTATCATTACCTGAAGAAAAATAATATTCGATTGCAAAACAATCACTGGGACGTCAAGCTGTTTAGACAAAGTGCAGAATTAAGTTTTGCAAAAAAGGAGGGCGGCTTTGAAGTCTGGTAAAATTGCAATATGTATTAGCGGTCAAATAAGATCTGGCATTCAGGGTATTGACGTATTTAGAAAGTTTTTCAGTAGCCTTGGTGACTATGATGTATTTTATCACACATGGGAGTTGGATACATCAACTAGTAAGCAAGTACAAGATTTATACACGCCAGTATCGTTTCTAGAAGAACCTCCTGTTAATATCCTAGAAGTTGGTAATTTTGGAAGTATGCTATACAGCATCATGATGGCAAACGAATTAAAAAAACGTTACGAGATTAAAAATAATTTTAGATATGACTTAGTAATCAAGACACGGTTTGATTTAATATTTCATCCAACATCAACATTTCCACTAACACATGTTCTCCCTAGGACAATTTACAGTGCAGGCGGCAACACTGGTATCAATAACACAGACTACGAGCATCACGGCATTAGTGATTTAATTTTCTGGGGCGATAGTCAAAGTATGGATATTGCCACTAACACCTTTAGATATTATAAGTACACTGCATTGTACAATGACATCTTTTTAAAAGAAGGTGTTAAGATGGATGTGAGTGATTATTACCTGAGTCCCGGTACAATGATATATCAAAAAACAATAGAACATAATATTGCTCATATACGATGGGTGCAGGGCATTAATGAAGTGCCCTGGAGAACTAATGCTTTGCATTTAGATCCAGTTAAAGATTATGATAAAATAAGAGAAATTTATGCCAGATAATAAAATTAAACGCTTAGTAGTATCCGGAGATAGTTGGACTTACGGAAGTGAAATTCGAGATCCGGCCCTGTCAGATAAAATAATGGACTGGGACGAGCCTAATGATTCTTACAGACTGCCACGCATATGGCCTACTAAGTTAGGAAATCACTTAGGCGTCAATGACGTAGTGAACCTAAGCTACCCTGCTGCAAGTAATGATAGAATAATTAGAAACTTGATCGGATGGCTTACACAGGAATATCTTGCACCTAAGAAAGATACAAGTGAACTATTTGTTATTGTGGGTCTAACTAGCCCTGAGCGCAAAGACTTTTATTACAGAGACATTAATAATAAATTTAAACATTTTTGGTATACATTATGGCCAATGTGGAAACACAAGTATCCGCAAGAAGAGCTAAATCAGTTCTCAGAATTGTATGCAGCATACATGTGGAACCCGGAAGAGTATACACATAGATATTTGCAACAAGTATTCTATCTTCAAACATTGTTTAATCATTATGGAATTAAACACATGTTCTTTCAGGCATTCTATCAACGAAACGACATGCACATTCGTCAGTGGACAGACGATCCGTATAACAGACATTATCAAGGGCAACCTGACGAGATGGTTTGGAACATGATTGATCCTATAAGATTTATGCACAAGGACGACGAAGTTCAAAGTTTTCACAATTACATTGTAAAGAAAGATACTAGTCCTGGACAGAAAGATAGTATTTTAAATATGCACCCTAGCGAGTTGGGACATACTTGGTGGGCTGATCACATGTATGAGTATGGCAAGGAAAATAAACTATGGTAAAAGAAGTTGCAATCTGCGGCGATAGTTTTGCTTGTGGTTTAGGAATAGATACTAAGCATTGCTTTGAACGCAGTTTTGGAGCATTGGTTGCCGACTCGTTAGATGCATCTTATAAGATTTATGCTAGAGGCGGCTGCTGTAACTATGTTATCTACTTGCAAGTCCAGCAAGTAATAGCAGATTACAAACATAAAGATAAGCCGTTGGTGTTAATATCAACAACTAACCATAGTCGATTCACTTTTCCATCGGACCACGTAACAGACGCTTATAATAATTATACATTAGCAGATGTTGAATATCATTTGCATGAACCGTATTGTGAAAGAGATGGGTGGCATCGAAGGGCTATTCCATTTAAGTCGAGCAATGTTCCTAAATTAATAAGTGAAACTGTTAGCAACTTCCTTCATTTTGCTTCAGGCGAAGGACCTAACCTTGCATATCTATTTAAAGATGTAAACAAGAAATATGCAGCTATACAAACATTTTATGAAGAGCTATACGACGATTCTATTAAACAAACTAATGATACTGGTCTTATCTTAATGATGCACATGATGTTGAAAGAAGCAGGATTTGAGCACGTAATAATGTCTCCAAACCCGCATCAAGATAGGTTTGTCAACACTGCAAATTATCTACAAAATGACTGGGGAGTTTATTCTCGAAGATATCCAGACAAAGGAAAAAGCGGTCACTGCGACGAACGTGGCCATATCGAAGTAGCAAAAAAAATAATCGACCATATTGAAAGAACTACACTGTGAAATACTTATATGCTAACGGAGATAGCTGGACACACGGCGACGAAATTCCCGACCTAGACGGATACAGTTCAGCATCCACCAAATATTTTAATACGTGGCCTTGGTTCTTAAGTCAGAATCTAGGCATTCCTGTATGTGTAAATGATGCCCAAGGCGGCGCAAGTAATCTTAGAATTTTTAGACGTACAAATAATTACATTAATAACTGGATAGGCCAAGGAAAAGATCCTAAAGACTTAATGATAGTAATAGGATGGACAACTCCTGAACGCAATGAAGTTGCTAACAACGATTCTATTTGTAGCATCACTATACAAAATTATTTAAGATTGACAGGTGCTCCTGTGGATGAGACGTTGTTAAAAGAATATCAGCAAGCATTTTATAATGTGTATTCTGATTCTTACGGCGAACACATGACAGCAATGTATATGGTCAATCTACGAATGTTATGTAAAGGTCTTGGCATACGATATTATGATTTTGCCGCTATTGGCGAGGCTCCGTACTATTGGCAAGAAATTATCAAGACTAAATGGAATTTAGAAATTGAAGATATGTACTTAAAGGCAGCATGGCTAGAAGAAGTATGGAATAACAAATGGCCACAGCATAAGCATCAGCATCCTACTAAGGAAACTCACAAGATATGGGCAGATGTCCTAGCAAAGGAACTTAAATGAATATCATAATGGGCATGTGCGGTCTGGGCAGCAGATTTACAAAAGCAGGATCTGTCCTGCCAAAATATCTAATAGCGTACCACGGCGCACCGATGATATACCACAGTGTAGAAACTCTTAAGATTCCTGGCCGCTTGCATTTCGTGGTGCGAGAAGACCATTTGATGGAATACAAATTCTTAGAAAAAATGTTGCTAGGATTAGGTGATGAAATTATTGTGTGTAAAGGCAATACAGATGGAGCAGCACAAAGTTTGTTACTGGCTAAGCCACATATTAAGGATCAAGATGCTCCAATGATTAGTGTTAACTGCGACCAATACTTATCATGGAATCCACACGCATTAAAAGATGAAATGTCACGTAATCCTGAAACTAGTTATATTGTAACTTACAATGAAACTAGTAACAAGTGCAGTTATGTGCGTGAAGAAAATAATCGAATTGTTGAAGTTAGAGAGAAAAAAGTTATCAGCAAGGATGCTACAATTGGTTTATATCATTGGGCACATACACAAGATTTCTTTAAAGATGCAGAGGCAATGATTGCTGACAATCATAAAGAAAATAATGAGTACTATGTTGCTCCAGTGTATAACTACAGTATCGCACGGGGATTAGAGGTTAAGAAGTTTTCAATTAAAAATGAAGAATTTTGGCCTGTCGGGACCCCAGACGATTTAATGGGATTTCAGCATCTTAATACAGGATTTGATTAATGAAAACAGAAAAGTTAGAAAACTTTTATAAGGGATGGATCGTAGGAAACTTCGAGCCTAGTCTGTTGAAAGCAGACTTTGAAGTAGGTGTTGCAAAACACAAAGCGGGTGAATTTCACCAAGACCATTTTCATAAGAAGGCAACAGAAATTAATGTCGTCTTAGAAGGGCGAATGACTATTAACGGTCAAGAGTTTGGTCCTGGAGACATTTTTGTTTTACACCCGTATGAGGTAAGCCAAGCTGAATTCATAACAGATGTCACTGTGGTAATTGTAAGAGACCGCAGTGATCCTTTGGACAAATATGAATTCGATATCATTGACAAATAAGTTTAAGGACAGTAAAATAAACAAATGAAACTATACTATAGCGAAGTGCCCGCGAGGCACTATGCGGCTACATTTTATATTGAAAGCAGTACCAATCTCGCAGATGCTTGCGAAGGGATAGCCATTGGTCAAACTATCGGCAATCCAACAGTTCGTATTCCCAAATGGGAAACAGACGAACTAGTAGAAAACTATAGTGGTAAAATTATCGGAACACGAGAAGACTTGGAAAAGCAAACAAGCGGAAAAGTTGTTATTGCTTTCCCGTCGGTTAACATCAATTGGGATCGAGACGGATTCAGCCAGTTACTTTGTGTATTGCTAGGTGGACATTTAGATATTGATATCATCACAAAATGCCATGTATTAGACATCGATGACTGCGGAGTAATTCCTAAACTTGCTCCTACGTTTGGGTTGTCAGGACTTCGTGAATTTACAGGTCAATATAACAAGCCGTTGCTAGGATGTATCCTTAAACCTAAAGTAGGATTGAATCCAACCGACTACGCTAGTATTGTTAAAGAGATGGTAGATGGCGGCGCAGATATTATTAAGGAAGATGAAATCCTTGGTAGCCCGTTGTTCTGTAGTTTAGAAGAACGTTTAGAAATTGTTCGCGGTGTTATTGGCGATAAGAAGATTATATATCTTGCTACTATCAACGGTGATGCTGACACTGTACTTGAAAAAGCACATACTGTTAGTGCCGCAGGCATTAATGGCGTTCACGTTAACGTGTGGAGTGGACTAGGAACATATCGTGCAGTTCGTAAACAAGACTTGCCGATTGCTATTCATTATCAAAAGAGTGGCGACAAGGCATTTACACACGAAGGCAATGCTTATAGGTTTAGTTGGTATGCACTTTGTAAATTAGCCGCATGGAGTGGAGTTGATACGATTCATGCAGGGATGTGGGGCGGATATTTAAGTGACGATCCCGTTGAACTTAAAGCATTGATGGATATGCTGACAAGTCATAATGTTGTACCTGCACTAAGTTGCGGCATGAACGCTACCCTAATTCCTAAAGTAACAGAGAAGTTCGGCGTAGATTATCTAGCCAATGTGGGTAGTGCATGCCACAGTCATCCTGATGGCGTGTACGCAGGTGTTAAGAAATTAAGAGACGCAATTGACGCAACAGGTAATAACACTTAAAGGCGGAAGTCTAAACTCAACCTGTCTGCATATAGACGGTGATCGTAAGTTTGTAAGAAAAACGATTTCCACTAGTGCAGATAGGGAGTATGGATATGTACGCTGGTATAGTCAGTTAAAGAAACTGCAACGTTTCAACACACTTATTCCGGGATCTGTTCCGCAAGTGCTAGACGCAGGCATTAACGAACACGGTGCATATTTTGATATCGAATATATTGATGCTAAGGATATTAAAACACTGTTTAAAGAAAATGCCTTAACTAGTTATCAAACTGAACGTATGCACTCCGCACTTTGGTTTGCATTCGACAAACTGCATATTCGTAGTTACAAGCCAAATGCTAGTAGTTTGAAGTTGTACTTCCAGGAAGAAGTTCTGCAAAAACTAAACGATGCTAGACAGTTTCCAGAATTTGAAACATTTTATCAACTTGACAATTATCACCATAACGGTAACACATTCAAAGGTATAAAAGGTAGACTAGAAGAATTTTCTAAGTTATTTGATAGACCTATTGAATGTGAATCTTATGTACACGGAAATCCTACCTTAGAGAACATTTTATACAATCCTGAAACAGACAAGATTGTGTTTATTGATTTATACGAAGAGGGAATTGTTGATAGTCAATTTATGGATTATAGTCAAGTATTACAATGCAGTAGCAGCCATTACGGTTTACTGAATGACAGTGTTCTTGAGGTATACGGTAATGCAACAGACTACGAAATTGATATTCCTGAAAACTTAAAGTATTTTGACCATCTGTTCAAATACGAGTTAAAATATCGACATCCGCGGAATTACGATTTGATTAGATTATTTGAAGCAACACAATTCTTTCGCATGTTACCTTTCAAATGTCATGCGGGGAATATTGAAGCAGCCAAGTTTTTCTATGCTCATGCTTGCAGTCTAGTAAATAGACTACTATGACGTGGCAAGTAAAAACAAATCTTCCTGTTGAATTTCAAATACACAAAGTACCCGATGCACTAGATTATAGTGTGATTCCGGGGCAACGACGTATTGCAGTTGTCGACGAAACCGTGTATAATTTGTACAAGGAACGTATTCCTGAGAATACAGAAATCCTTGTTATTCGTAGTACCGAAGCAGAAAAAGATTGGGATAATGCCCAACGTGTTTTGCAATTTTTTGAAGACAAAAATGTACTACGAAGAAGCGAACCTATTATTGCTATAGGTGGCGGAGTCTTACTAGACTTAGTAGGATTCTGTTGTAGCATATATCGCAGAGGTATTCCTTATGTGCGTATTCCTACAACGCTGTTAGCTATAGTAGACGCTAGTGTTGGTGCAAAAACGAGTATCAATCATTTTGGACGCAGAAATCGCATCGGTAGTTTCTACCCGCCAACAATGACACTTATCGATAAGAGTTTTATTAAGACTCAAGATTCGAGAGAAATTTCTAATGGTATGGCGGAAATTTTAAAGTTGGCCATAGTTTTAGATGTGCAGTTGTTTGAGATGATAGAACTCGATCCGCAAGATATGCTGAAGCAAAAGTTTCAGAATCATGTGCTTGCAGATAATATTATTGATAGAGCCATTACAGGTATGACAGCGGCACTCAATGATAACCTATGGGAACGAGAACTACAACGACCAGTCGATTTTGGTCATAGTTTTAGTCCTGTAATTGAAATGAAAAACGTTCCTAATTTACTACACGGCGAGGCAGTTATATTAGATTGCTTGCTTAGTAGTTGTATTAGTAATATGAGAGGATACTTGTCTAACCATGAGTTAGAACGTATCTTTAAAGTAGTTAAAAATTGTGGCTTAACTACTGAACACGCTGATTTTTATGACGCCGATTTATTATGGTCAGGATTGCAAGACGTAATGAATCATAGAAACGGAAATCAGTATTTGCCTATACCAATAACTATCGGTCGTTGTGAAATAATCAACGATGTAACATTTAGAGAAATAACAAAAGCCTGCGAGCGAATGAGAACATTACAATGAAGACAGTTTTAATTACCGGAACAAGTAGAGGACTAGGGTTAGCCATTGCAAAGAAATTTATCAATGCAGGGTGGCACGTACTAGGATTAGGAAGAACAAAGCCTGAAGGCCTGACTAACTATACGCATTATACAGCCGACATCGTCAACATGAGTGAAGTATTTTCGGCATTTAATTCTATGCGTAATTCAGATACGAAAATTGATTTACTAGTAAACAATAGTGCGACATTTGCTCACGGGTCATTTGACACTATGCAATATGTTGATATTTGCACTGTGCTCGATACAAATGTCAAAGGTACAATGTATGTGACTAGTGAAGCATTGAAATCTATGTCTGCCGACTCTCGAATCATCTTTATTAACAGTGTAGCAGGATTGCGTAACATTCAGAATCAAAGTTTGTATTGTGCAAGCAAAGCAGCATTAACTAGTTTTGCCGCTACACTAGGACAAGAATTGCGTGAACGTAAAATCAAAGTATCTAGTATCCACCCGGGCGGTATCAACACTACACTTTGGAATGAACAAAATCCGTATCCATGCGGCAGTGCAGAAGATGCGCTTGATCCTAGTATTGTTGCAGATGCAGTTTTCCATATTGCAGAAGTTCCGCATACTACTGAGATTAAAACGTTAACAATGTTTCCTGAAGTGGAGTGGCATTAATGTACGATATTGTATTCATTAGTTACGGCGAACCCAACGCAGAAGCCAATTGGGAACGTTTGAAGAGTCGCTTTCCTTTGGCTAAACGTGTAAAGGATGTTAAAGGAATTCATCAAGCGCATATAGCAGCCGCGAAGAAAGCATTTACAAAAATGTTCTGGGTCGTAGACGGCGATGCAGAAATTACGGATGATTTTAACTTTGATCACGAAGTTAGCGAATATGATTTAGATGTTGTACATGTATGGCGCAGTCGTAATCCTATTAATGATTTAGAATACGGATACGGTGGCGTCAAGTTACTGCCACGTAAACTAACATTAGATATGGACGTTTCTAAACCAGACATGACTACTAGTATTAGTACAAAGTTCAAAGCAATGGAACAAGTATCTAATGTCACAGCATTTAATACAGATCCTTTTAATACTTGGAAAAGTGCATTTAGAGAATGTACTAAACTTGCCTCAAGGGTAATCGACGGACAAGTAGATGAAGAAACAGAAATACGTCTTATGACGTGGTGTACCTATGCTGACAAGCGTCCTTTTAATGACTGGGCATTCTTGGGTGCAGAAGATGGCAAAATGTACGGAATGCAAAATGCAGACGACGTGGAAGCCTTAAGTAAAATAAATGACTTTGAGTGGTTACATGCCTTCTTTTCAAGATATCCCGTTTCAACAAATAGTTAAGTTCGGACAACGAACTATGCTAGATCGTCCCTTATTCAACGTCAGTTGGATATTGGGACGTTTTTGTAATTATAATTGTAGTTACTGCTGGCCCTATGCTCGTAGTAGCCAAGTAGATCACTTGCCGCTTGAAGTGTATAAATCCACCGTAGATGAGATTAAGCGTCAAGCGCGAGTCAATGGGTTTAACCAGTACCATTGGTCGTTCAGCGGAGGTGAGCCTACTGCTTACAAACAGTTACTGGATCTAGTAAAACATCTAGACGAAACGGAAAGTAGTTATCAAAGTATTCATATGACTACTAATCTAAGTCCCGGTAGCAAATGGTGGAACACTTGGTGTCGTAATACTGAGATGTTACAACGCAGAAGTATCACAGCCAGCTTTCATGATGAGTTTGCTAAAGAGCAAGAGTTCGGTGATAAGTGTTTACAGCTGATGTATGAACGTGTGCATGTAACCGTCAATCAAGTTATGGTGCCCGAGAAGTTTGACGAACTATATGCTCGTATGGAGCGACTGCACAAACGTGGAATTAATGTAACACTCAAACCGCAAAGTGATCCTACTGCCAGCGGCGTGGTTGACGGATATACTACTGAAATGATCCACAAGATGCAAACAGGGTTTCAGCAACGATCCAACGGAGAGGACATATACCAAATAGCATTATATGATGAAGACAACACTGAACATTTACTAGACCAAGCTGAGCGATTTAATGCGTTCGGATTCAACAAGTTTAAAGATTGGACTTGCTCTGCCGGCTATCAGAGTGTTATAATAAGAAGTAATGAAGTTAAGAGAAGTTACAGTTGTCATGATGTTCCGTTGGGAACTTTAACAGAAGGATTTGAATTGTTTAACACGCCTAAAATTTGTATTACTCCTAGTTGTGTTAGCAGTGCAGATAGTAAAATACCAAAATGCAAATAAACACCGAACATTTACACTTCTGGATGCAGGCTATTAGACAAAGCCCGGATCCTATACGTACTATGGACGCATTCTGGAGTGGACAACTTAAAAGCAAAGAATGGTTAATTTCGAATCTTCGCAACCATGTGAAGAAGTTTGTTACTGTGGATATACACGGCGGATGGGTTGGAACGTTAGCTAGTTTGTTATTTCAAAGTGACATTCCTATAATCAATATTCGTAGTGTGGATATAGATCCTACATGCGAACCTATTGCCACAATGATGAATAAGCAAGAAGAGATAGTTGGCAAGTTCCGTGCAATAACGGCAGACATGTGTGCTATTCGTAGCGATGCCGATGTCATAATTAACACAAGTTGCGAACACATTACACAAGACCAATACGATTTGTGGTTAAGTGGAGCGCCATATAATAGCCTGCTAGTACTACAAAGCAATAATTATAAGATAGACGAACATATTAGGATTGCTAATAGTTTAGAAGAATTTAAACAACAATGCGGCATCGAAGTCATTTGGGCCGGAGAGTTGGAACTACCGATGTACACTAGATACATGGTAATAGGAAAACAACAATGAAGATTTTAATGACAGGAACAAGCGGCTTTATAGGACAACACTTAGAGCCATTGTTAAAGGAGCAACACGAAATTTATTCTTTAAAAAGTGACTTGCTAGATTTTGACGCAGTTACTAAAGAAGTGTTGGATTTTCAACCTGACATTATTGTACACCTTGCCGCACGTACAGAAGTAGAAAAAAGTTTTTACGAGCAAACTACGTTTAGTCAAATTAACTATGTAGGTAGTGTAAACTTAATCGAAGCCGCAACAAAAGTTCCTACACTCAAGAACTTTGTATTTGCCAGCACTATGGAAGTATACGGCTGGCAACCAATTAGTGATATTGTACAGAGTGGAAAAGCGCCAGAAGTATTTGAAGCATTTGACGAGAACACTCCGCCTAATCCTAATGCACCTTATGCAGTGGCCAAGTACGGTGTTGAGAAATATTTAGAATATGCGCATCGCTGCCTAGACTTACCATTCACTGCTATTAGACAAACTAACTGTTACGGCCGCAAAGATAATGACTTCTTTGTAACTGAGCAGTTCATTATGCAAATGCTGACCGATCCGCATGAAGTAGAATTTGGATACGCAGAGCCATACCGTAACTTTATTTTTATTGACGATATGCTAAGTGCATGGACTACGATCATCAACAATCCTGCACTAGTAAACACTGGAAAGATTTTAACTATTGGGCCAGACAATCCTATCAAGATTAGAGACTATGCAGATATGATTGCAAAGAAACTTAACTGGAATGGTAAGATACATTGGCATCGCAAACTACATCGGCCTGGAGAAATTTATTGGTTAAACAGTAACCATACTTTGCTTACTAAGTTAACAGGATGGACACCTAAAGTAAGTTTAGATGAAGGATTAGATAAGACTATTGAAATTTGGAGAGAGAAATTAAATGTTAAATGAATTACAAGTACACTGGGACAATAAAGTTGTCGACTACGATTTAGAAAAGTATAACTGGCCTGCGTGGGCACTAAGCGTAATTCAAGAAGTTGCTCCACAAATTAAAGAATTAGAAACAATGCACGAGTTTTTAACTCCTGCAGAAATCGTTAGAGTGGGCCAACACGTACAAAATGCGTGTAGTCGTAGGGACTTTATGGAACGCTTTGATGAGTTTGCAGAAAGCATTGTTCCGCAGCGCATTGGCAACAGACGCTATATGATTCAACGTCAGGGTACGCTTCGCGTTGTTATTCCTAATCAAGCAAAAGTAGGACGTAGGCTTGCATTTCATCAAGGTATCTTTGTGGGCAACGGCAGAGGTTGTCGTACTATCTGGACACCGTTTACTCGTGCAGAAAAGACCAACACTATGTGGATGTTGGATCTTGGAGTTAGTCGTGAGATTACTAAACGTGTACTTGCTGAAAAGTGGAGCATGGAAAAGTTCGAAGAAGAGAGTTTAAAACATGCTTGGCCAGTTACATTAGATCCAGGCCAAAGCCATTTATTTTTCCAGGAACATATTCATGGTAATGTAAACAACGATGAAGGATATACTCGTGTTAGCATGGATATGCGTATTCTTATTGAAGGCGAAGAGTGGGGCCGTAGACTGCCAGGCGGCTTTATGCGACTACCCGGAGATTATTCAGTATCAGAAACACAAGATTATACAGGTAAGAGTTTCATTACTTACGCAGGATGGAACAGCAAGTTTAGTAAAGACATTCCGCTACCAATGCAACGTGCTATTATTGAGCCGTACTGCGTTAAGAACAAGATTGCTTACACAAGTTACGAGTTTGAAAATGAACATCTAGATTGGCAACCTGGTTTAGAATATTACATCAAAGAACAGCCAGATGGCATTGTATTATGCAGTATCTATTGTTTAACAGACGACGTTGCTCGTCGTAGCGAATTATTGAAACTAGCATTAGACAAAGGTGTTGAACTTCACTTTGCTAATGAACTACTAAGCCTTAAAACGCAAGAAGACTTAGATAAGATTGAAACGTATCTTAATTTTGCAGTTCCTAAAAAGGGTCTGTATGTCTGGGAAGAATAATGCGAGGACGATTGATTCCACACTGGTCTAGCGAACAACTAGCTTCCATTAGTTATGCTAAACAGGACAATATCTACAGAGGGTTTCAATCTGTAGATGTTAATTATAAAGAGTTAGCAGTGTCCATGGATATACATCAAGGACTGCATGAGGATACATTTGATAGTTTAGAATTTGACGACTATTTTAGTTGGCTAGATTCTAAAGTGTATGCAGTACATTGTATGCACCCTGGCTGTGCTCTTCCGGACCATTCAGATAAGTATCCTTATTATAGCAAAGCTAATAGCATACAAGACATTGACAGTATTAATCGTGTGATTGTATTTTTAGAAGATAAAAAACCTGGACACAGATTTACATTAGAAGGTATTGAAGTAGATAATTGGCGTGCTGGAGATTGGATTAGTTGGGCCGGCGCAACTACTCACGGTGCTTATAATGAAGGCACTGAGAATCGTTACACCTTACAAATTACTGGGATTCTTCGCGCACTAAATCCAAGGTAACACAATGGAATCCTCCGCCTAATGTGCGTTGTTGTCTTGCTGGCAGCATCGCACATTCTATTTTATGCTTCTCTAATACTTTTCGTAATTCGTGTTGATGATCTGGTATCGCTACTAGATTAGGATTAACAGAAAAAATATTCATTGCTACCCATTTACTGCTATTGCAGTATCCAGGGTAGTGGGCAATCTCTCCAGGATCGGGTGCCCACACTATATCCCAATTTTGTAAAGGTCTCGGTAGTTGCTCTAAACTAGTAATGCGACTAGGATTCAGCAACATCAAGCCTTCGCGTAGCAGTGTGATAGTACTATCGATGTGCATATAACTATATACACCTTCAATTTTGAATACAGTTTTATTTGGGCATAATTTTTGTAAGTAATCTGCGCCTGTTTTATTGCCACTATTACTTACTAGATAGTATAAGTTGTCGTTATCTCTCAATACATTAGCTGCATCAAAACACGGTTCTACTTCCGTTAATGCTAGAATGTCTTTATCTCCCAGGCAATCTAAATTGTAAAGATTATCTTTACGCTTGCAAGGAGCAACTACATAACGTGCGTTTAACATTTTAAGATGTGAAGCCATGGCAATATACTCGTCGTCTCTTGCTCTTAACGGCTGAGGAGTTGCCAATATTAAATCGTCATGTACAAGTACACTATCTCTTGGGCAGTAGTTATAGTAGTTTGGTTTGATACTTTTATCTGGTCGTAAAACCTCAACATTTTCTTTACGTAAGAAATCGCAAAATGCTTCTAAATCTTCATTCGCTTCGTCTATTACTTGTTGAGGATATGCACCGTGTGGAATTGCACTCTCGTCTTGTTTATCCGCATAATTAATTGTACGCAGACTAATATCTAAATCTGGAATACGTGCATCATCTGCTATTCCTACAATAACGCTTTTAAGCGGATCCCATTCGTTTTTACTTAACATGTTTGTCCTTGAATACTGTCATACTAGATAAGTCTGGATAATCGCTATCGCTCCAAATCTTAGGTCGTGTTGTTTTTGCAATAGGTAGTTTATCTATACCTAACTGTGCAGTCTCCGGAGTCATATAATAATGATACCCTAGTGTGTCTATATTTTGTTCGGCCCATGGGGCGCTGGGTAGTCGTCCATCGTAACTCATCTTCTTTAGTATACTATAGTCCTGCTCCTTGTTGCAGAGTATAGCACCTCCACGTCCTAACCCAAGATGTTTTCTAAACTGAAAACTGATACACATAAATGTATTGCCAATATAACTCCGTGGTTGCCATAGTGTTGCGGCATCGATAATATCGTCGGATACTAGATAAAATTCACTCCAGTGCTGATCTCTAAATCGCCACTCGATCCCTAACTTTTCAAAGGTCATTGGGACCGATACATACGTGTGTTTAGGACAACTTGCAGTTTTGATTTGTTTGTACCTTAAACACAGTTCTATGGCATGCGTACAACTATCAGTAGCAACGGCAAACGGCGCATTATAAAACTCTGCGATCTGATGTTCAAATTGTTCTACAATGCTCCAACTCATGGTCTAGGATCTCCATTTGGAAATTCGCAAGGCCATCGCAGTTCGGTCGGCAAACTCTTCCAAAATTCGTCTACATTAAGTTCCCATACGTTTTGATCACAACCTCTATAATGCGTTTCTTTAATCCACTTAAATCTGCCTAATTTTGTCTGCATAGGAAACCACAAATTGTTTACACGCTGTTGACTACCCATTGGATTAGAATTGCTAGTGGCAAATAATCGTTTGCCTTCTCCGGCCCACTTGATACTCATAGGTACGAAGAATTGCGTAGCGCAACATTGTTGTTCTACAATGATTGATTGTTTTGTATGCGGCCACGGCTTATGCGTTTCACTGGTAAACGTGCAAGTCCTTGCTAATATTCTATAACTGTTAGGACCCATCACATCATCAAAACTATGTATGCACACGCCACCGATAAACTTGCCGTTATATTCTAACATCCAACCAGTCCACTCGCGTTCATTACGAAAACAGTTAAACATTGAGTTTTGACTGTTATTGTTTTCAAAGCCACGCCTATCTGCTTCGGCATAAAAGTCTGACAAATCTAAGTTAGGCGAATATTCTATAAGTTTGTATGTCATGTGCTTTCTCCCCAGTTACCGTTATTTGTTTTACAATACTGAGTGACTTTATCTCGCATCTGCGCAATCTCTTCTACACTATATTTGATATTTGTAATGATGAAACTATTAAGTATTGTGCTAGTGTGTAA